GATGCCCCTCTTGTTCTTGATAGCCTCGCGAGAGCTCTCAAGGAAAGCCTTGACGTCATCGCGAGCGAAAAGCGCGGTTCTTTCGGCCATGCTCATCTTGCCGAAAACGCGATCTCTGGTGTTCATGTTTACGATCCTTTCCTCCGGAGTTTCCGGATCAGCTTCCTCCTGCCTTTCCTCCTCGGCAGGATCCTCGTTGTCTTTTTCCTGTTCAGCCAGCTCCGCCTCGAGCTCGCTGATCTCTCTTTCGAGAGCGCCCTTTGCCTCGTCGTGCGAGTTTTTGTCGACCTCGTAGTCCGCGACAAGAGCCTCGACGTCAGCCTTCTGCTCGTCGGTATCGGCCTCGTTTATCGCAGCTTCGAGATCCGCTTCACGCTTAAGGAACTCCTCGTCCTTTTTGCGCAGAGCGTCGAGCGCCTTCTTTTTGTCATCGATCTTCTTTCGAAGCATCAAAACCTTAAGCATTCTCGATCCTCTCTTTCATGCCTTTTCGCCAAGCCTCCAGACTCCGCGCCTTATAAGCGTCACGTTCTTTTGACCTGGCCACAATGTTCGTTTCGCTGTAAGCAGGGAACGTACAACAGCTCACTTCATACAGGATGACCTCCGTGATCGTCCAATGCATTGACCCGTCCTCTCGGTAATCGGCTTCCTCGGAGACGATGTCAAAGCCAAAGGAGCATCCATCCACGTCGCCGCGCTTCACTCGCTCGTATAGGTTCATAGCATCGGTGTCGTTCGGATTGACCACGATCTCTCCCCATAATCCGTGAGTGTCCTCTCGGAGCTGCAGCGTGCCAGCAGCCGTCCTCCCGAGCACCAGCGTGGTGTCGTGATTGACGAGCGCCCGGATGTCCCCAGACAAAGTGTTCGAGAACGCGCCAGGAGCGATGCTTTCCGTAAGCCCCGGAACGATCTCGTATATGCTGTTAAAAACGGCGAAATAGCCCTCGATGTAGAGCTTGTCGCCGTCCTCCCTCGTGCTGAATGGCGAAGTTATTGACCTCACCTGTCTGCTTAATCTTTCAGGCTTTTCCATTTGAACCCTCCCTTAATGGGCAGCGCTTCGCTTCCGGCGAAAGCGCCCACCAGCCCTTGCATGACTTATAAAAGACGTGCGTGCAGCGCCCACCCGTCAGTTTGCAGTTTATCTTCATCCCGGACACATAGACCGCGTTCGGGCATGATAGCTTCGGAACAGTCATCTCAATTCCCCGCCAGCTTTTTCTGGTCTCCCGTCATGTCGATGGGAATGTAATTCTCCAGGACGTTAAACTCCTTAAGACCTGCAGGATCCAGATGGACCCGGTCACGCCATTCGTCGCCGTTGACGAATCCGCGATCCGCTCCGGAAAGCAGAACGCTGCTCACCGTGGCGAGATCGTAGTCCATCAAGCTCCAGACGTTGAAAGCCCAATACCAGTTCGGAGAGATGATGAGTTTTTTCGTGAGCTCGCTTGCGATGCTTTTGGCCAAAGCCATCACCGTGGTCTGGACGAACTCGTTCCACTCGTCCTTCTTGTAGTCGCCAGCTCCGACCACAAAAGCAGGAACTCCGAGCAGCGACGCGACAGTCTTCTTGTCGAGCTGTACCGTGTCCGAGATCGCCAGATCCGAGAGCGATAACGGCTTGACCTGCTCCACCTCGAACTGTTCAGCAGGAATGAGCCAAGGCTGACCCGGCGCCTCCGGCTGAATGTAGTCTTTTATCAGCTTGGCACGTCCCTCCGGCCCGGCGAACTCCTCCGTCATCGAGTCGACCTTAACGATCAAGCTCGGCTTATATTCCGAGCTCAAAAACGCCTTCTTCGTCGCCTCGGCCTGTCCGAGATCCTGCGCCAGACTTTTGAGCGTCACCGTGAGCCCCTGACCCTTATAGAGATATGACGGATCCGGATTAAACACGAAGTGCAGCAGGTTCGCAGGATCCTTGGCCTTGCCGTCGATCGAGATCCTGTAATCGCGATAGGAATCGCAGAGGATGGACACTCGTTCGGCCGCGATCGGCTCAAGGCTCTTTATATAGCCCTGATATGTATGCGGCCACACGACCGCATTCCCGCGTCCGTAGAGCAGCAGCGTCATGATTATGCCCTCTATCCAGGTCGAGCGCGTCATGTTCGGCATTGGATCGATATCCACAAGCCGCGACAACTCGTTCCGGATCCGGATGTCACCCGCGTCCGTGTTGCTCATAAGATGGATCGTCGTGCTCGCCAAAAGACTCGCGATCTTCCGACAACCGGCGACGATCTCCGGATTTTTGTCAAGAGCCGTGTAGCCAGGACAACAGATCTCGCCGCCCTGGAGGAACAGAGCGACAGGAGAGGTCCTTGCCGCGCTTCGTCTCTTGAATAGATTGCTAATTCTGTTCGCCATTAGAACTCCACCAAGACGCGGCCGCCTCGCTCCTGTCCAGAGCCTCGAGCGCCCGGACCGCCGCGAACACGCTCGCGTCAAACAGATCTATCCTTGACTCCTTTGCCAGCTTTTCATACGCGACCATGTCGTCGGTCTTTTCGATCGCCCGAACATTTGAAACGCAATACTCATAAGCCTCGGAGTGCAAATAATACAGGGCTCCGTTCTTGGCCATCTTCTCGATGTGCCGAAAGCCCTCGCTCTTTTTGTAGTAATACTGCGGCTGGTCGATAACATTGAACCGCGCAGCCTTCATGCCGAGAAAATACTCGCGACAGAACTTCCGGTCGTGTCCGACCTGGGAGATCTTAAACCCCATCTTCCGCATCGCGACGAACCAATTCACAACATCAGCGTGATTGACAGTCGGAGCATTGCAGAGAGTAAGCCAGCCATCGTCAGCCCACCCGAACAGAGGGATCTTGTCCTTTTCCGCTTTTTCGTGAGCCGCGACAACCGGGAACCACGCGTGCGTGATCACGATATCGACGCCCTTATAAGTCCCATACAAAGCAGCAGCCGTGAGGTCATGCAGCTTTGAAAGGTCCGCGCCCCCGAACCACTTGATCGGCAGCTTGACGAGCTCCTCGAGCGTCCAGCTGTACTTCCGATCGCTGGCCTTGAACTCCTCGATGTCGAAGTACGCACGCATCGCGTTGACGTAGACGTTCAGCGACCGCGACAGGAAAGCCTTTCGCGTCTGCGGATCGTTCTGGGCCTGCAGCGCGTCGTTCATCATGTCGCTGGGCCGGATCGTTACGCCAAAAGACGGATTCGCCTTTTCGTGCTGCGCAGGATCCAGATAATCGACCTCGCCTTTTTCGCTCTGGTCTGCCATACACAGGAACACGAACATCGAGTCATCTTCGACGAGTCCTTCGAGGATCTTCTTGCCGTACTCTACGCGGCGATAACAAAAGCTGTTGACGTTATCCCCGGCCGTCGAGATGGCCACAATGAGCTTATTCACATAAGCCTTTTGCGCTTCCTTAAACCTGGCATATTCAGCCTCGCTCTTGAGAGCCTGAAGCTCATCGACAAGTGCGAGGTTACAGTTAAACGAATCGTGCGCCTGCGGATTGCTCGCCAGCGCCTCGATCGAGATCGAACCGGAATCAGCCTCCCAGAAAAGCGAGTGTTCAACATACGAATCGCGGAGCCGGAACTCCGAGATCGCTCCGGTATTTTTCAGCGAATAAACGATATCGTCAAAAGCCTGGCACGCCTGCTTCGCAGACGCCGCGACCAGATATGCCCTCGAGCCCGACCGGAACTGCAGCATTGACAGCCCGAACGTCAGCGACGCAAGAAACAACGTCTTGCCGTTTTTCCTCGGGAGATATATCAGCGCTTCCTTAAAGCGCCTCTCCGTGGTCCCAGCGAAATAGAATCCGACCAGGTTATAGACCACGAAGATCTGCCAAGGCAGCAGCCGGAGCGGAGTCCCTGTCAAGGGATTGCCCTCCATGTCCTCGCCCTGCTTGTGACGCATGAACTTCTCGATGATCCGAATCACAAAATCCGGATCCCGAGACCGGAGCTCCAGGTCCTCTCGCTTAAGATCCGACAGGAACCTCGAGCACGCCCGGACGCGATATTCGTTCGCGAGCAGTTTTCCGGAGACTACGTCCTCGGCATATTGCACCGCGATCTTTTGATAATCACTCGTCACCATCGGCGCTGATGCTCAAGAGGGCCTCCTCAAACGCAGACCGCTTCTTCCCCTTGAGCGCCTCCTCGTTGATCTTTTTAAGCCCGGCAGGAGTAAGACCGAGGTCCCGCCAATAGGAGAGAGCATCTCGGTTCAAATCGTTCGCCAAGCGCAGAGCAGGATTCTGCTCGAGATTCGTGGCGCCGTTCCGATTCGTATGAGAGACAACGACTTTACCGCCAGAGAGCTCAAACAGCTGGATCGCCTTATCCCTGTTGACCAGGATCGACGCCAGCGTTGAGATCACCGGCTCAAACGCCGGACGATAGGTCCCGACATCCTTGCAGTTTTTTCGAATGGCCTCCCGCCATGCTTTTGCGCTTTTTGTCCTCGCCATAAGCAACCAAAAAGCGGCTGAAATCCGCCGCTAAATCACACGCCTTTCGCGTGCGCGAATATTCGTAAACTTCGTCCGGGAACCATTTTTGCCAAAAATCAGCCGTATATATACGGATA